AAGCCTCAAAGCGACCCTACAGCCAGCCGAGTGGTAGATGGGTATACAGCAGACAACCTAAAGCGTTTACACAACGGTATGCCGCAACGTGCATACACTGAAACCAAACGCAAATGGAGCGGTCGTCCGAGTCCTAAATTTGAAATACCTGCTGATGCAATGCATAAACCAGATGCAAAAGTGCCTTGGCATATGCAAGTAGAATTTAGAGACAAAGACGGTAAAGCATGGTATATGGATCAAGCAGAACGTTTTAATGCTTTCAACTTTAACAAGTTTAAAGGCTGGAGTTGTAATGCTGGTTATCAAGGTATTATCATTCGTGAGCCAGATGGCAGTGTGAAACGCAGTTATAGTTGCCACGATGTGCCTCTTGGCAATATTGAAACAGGATTTAAACTGTTTGACAAGGCTATGCCTTGTATAACCGAAAGTTGTGTCAGTAGTGCTGATAGTAAAATACCTAAGAGGAAAATCAAATGAGGAAAATTGATTTTGAAATTGTTAATCCTGATTTCTTATACAAAATGGACGAACACATAACATTTTGTTTTAAAAACGAAGAACGCGGCTTCTTTTGGCACCCAGTATATAAACATTGGATTATCTTTTCGATGGATCGCCTTAAAGAGGCATCTAAAATGAATGATAGATTCAGTCTTGCAAAAACATCTCCAGCACCATTTGATCCTACTCCTCTTGGAGGTGTTTGGAGAGCAGGATATGCGTTGACACTTCGTGAAGGTCCGCATCACCACCTTGCTAAAAAACATAGTTTAGATTGGATTAAACGTCGAGCAGGCGATTTTACAAAAATCTTTACAGATAACTTATATAAAGATCTTGACTCGATTAAAAAGGGCGTTCCATTTAAAGCATACGATGTCATAGGCAAAACAGTAACAGATACCCAAGTTCAATCAATTGAGTTTCCGTGGGATGCATTGGATGTTACTGAAGATTATGTAAAAGACGGATTTCATAAGTGGATGCGTCCTGGAAATGTATTTTCAAACTTTAATCCGGACTTTGATTACGATAAGCCTGTATCAGAGACTACTGAGTTTTATAGTATGTTCTCTCGTATAGTTAACGAAGCAATAGAATATTATCATAACAATGATAAAGATTACGATACTATGATTAATATGACTAAAAACCTCAACGACAAACAATCTGAATATAACGATAATCCTAAACTAATGGCGTATATGTTTATTCAGTCTTTATGGACAGTGGTTATTCCTACATTTTCGTTAAGTTTATATCAGAACATTTTAATGAACTTTTGTAAATATCCAGATATTGTTAAACGTATAAAAGAAGATAGGTCTTTAGTTTCTGCATTTGCTAGAGAAAGTTTACGATTAGCACCTTTAAAGGGCGGCGTACGAGATATTGTTGACGATACAGTATTTCATGGTTATAAGTTTGATGGAGGCGGCCGCATTTTGTTATATACATATGGTGCCAATCGAGATCCAAAATATTATAAAGATCCGTTAGTATTTAGACTTGAAAGAGATAACGAACCGTTGCCGGTAACACTTGCATATGGCCCGCATCATTGTACAGGTGATTTTCTTGTTAAGCATTTTTTAGAAATTATTACAAATGCATTATTAGATAGATTTGATACGTTTGAGATTACAAGACAGCCTGAGCTATTGCCTGCTATGTTTGGAAGTACAACTGTTTACAAAGATTTAGAAATGGTATTTTCGTGATAGAAACAAGGATTATATCTAAACCTACCTTGCAGTTATTAGAATTCATTAATGAATGTGATAGGATGAATTACAATAATAACAATAGCCTAGAGTCTATGAAATTTAATAACACATTACGTATTGGCGGAAACTGGTTCGCCACTTTTCATAATACTAAAATTGTTGGCATAAGCGGAGTACATCCATTCCTCAACGGTATACGAGCATTATTTAGAGGATGTCAACTTTATTCAATTCCTGGCGGATTAAGTAAGAATCATATGAATTGTTGGATGTTTCGCTATCACTTGCCTATAGTAATTAATATGTACAGCAATAAGCCTATATACATAACAACTAATACCGAAACTGACCACAGCGGCAAAATGTTAAAGTTAAACAAACTTTATCACATACTTGAAAAAAAACAAATAGTAGAACATCTAGGGTGTCAAAAGGTTTTTGATACCGAACAAAATATATGGAAACTAAATATAAAAGAATATTGTAAGATAAACCCGGAGATTTAAATGAAGATTGCTATATTAGGTGCTGGAAGTGCAGGGGTATTAACTGCAGGCTGTTTACTTAAAGATTTTAAAAATCGTGAAATTGAGTTAGAGCTTACCCATGTATATGATCCAAGTAAGCCTATCCTCGGAGTAGGTGAGAGTACAACGTCAGAAGTAACCTTTGCTATTGGTCAGGCATTTGATTTCATATTTGCAACAGAAGCAAAAGAACTCAACAGCACAACTAAGTACGGCACACATTACATTGATTGGAGAGAGAAAGATATTATTTTTCCTTTTCAATCAGGATATCATGCTATCCATTTTGATGCAAAAGATTTTGTTAAAATGGGCATGGAACGCTTAAAAAAATTATATAATAGTTATACTGTATTACACGGTAACGTAGAAAGAGTATCGCAAAGTTTTACTGATTATACTAACGAATCAAGAGGCGGCGAACTAACCGTAGACGGAAAACTGCACATATTTGATTATATTATCGATTGTCGAGGTAGACCGACAGATTTTACTGATTACAATGAATGTAACCTTGTTCTAAACTCTGCTTTGGTATATGATGATCCAACACCATCTGATTTTGGATTCACACGTCATGTTGCTCATAAGTATGGATGGATGTTTGTTATTCCATTACAACATAGGACATCTCATGGCTTCCTGTACAACAGTGAGTTTTGTACACGTGAAGAAGCTGAAAAGGAACTTATTCGTATCACAGATGCAACAGATGCAGATACAAAAAACTTCCGTACATTTGATTTAAAACCATATTATTGTAAGAAGACAGTTGACCAACGTTTATTAAAAAATGGAAACTGTGCAGTGTTCTTTGAACCAATGAGTGCAAATTCGTTGTATATGGCTGTTAAAAACTGTCAAATACTTTCTGATTATATACGAGGCGAAATTAACGGCTCTCGAGCAAACGAGCTATGTATTTTAAACTATCGTGCAGTAGAAGATTTAATTAACTTAATCTATCATGGAGGCTCTATATACAAAAACGAATTTTGGGACTGGGCAAAGAAAACATCTGCTGAACGTATAGAAAAGACTGATGTATTGAAACGATATGTAAAAGGGCAAAACGACGAAATGTTTAAAACTATTACTGAACGGTTCATGGGTCATCACGTTTTAAAATACGTTGACCAAGAGTTTGGATTTCATTACTTTGATTGATAAATTAGAACATATTATTGTAAATGGCATAACTATTAAAACATCGGGTACATCCGGAGTTCCAAAAGAGATATATCAGCCCCCAAGTAAAATAGTAGCAGATGCCAAATGTGCAATCCAAGTTCAGGATATTAATGTGCATAGTTCTATATACACTTGTTTAAGTTTAGAGCGTGCTGGAGGATTGTTTGCCCAATCTATTCCAGGATTGATAGCTGGTGCAACAGTTAACTTTGATAAATTTAATCTATATAAATATACTAAAGTAGCAGATAGATATACTCATACACATTTAACCCCAAAGCAAGCAAAGGGTGTTATGTTAACAAAGGGATTTAAAACACTTGACTTAACCGGCAAAACATTTTTAGTAGGATCTGAGCCCGTCACGTATGATATTATTGAAGGTTTTATCAATCGAGGTGCTCGAGTAATATGTATATGGGGAATGACCGAAGTTGGAGTAAATGCCATTATGCATATATTTAATAACATAGAAGAAGTGTATGCACTTAAAGATATTACGCCTGCTAACTCTACTGTACTCGGTAATATATTTAACTGTGATTATAAGATAGACAAAGAAAATAGATTATTAGTAAAAGGTGATATATCTGTATATGGGGACAACTGGTTTAATACACAAGATCAAGTAATAGAACAAGACGGAATATTATTCTACATTGGAAGAAACGGCACTCCAGTAGACTTTAATAATCCAAGGAAAGGATAATATGAAAACATATGATGTTATAATCATGACTGAAGGCAGCGACCCGGTATTTAATGTAGCACGGGGAATCGGCGGCTATAAAATTGCATCTGCTTTACGCAATGAAGGATATAGTGTTTTTGTATTAAATAACTTTTCACATTGGATTAAAAACGGAATGATTAAACAAATTCTTGACAAGTTAATCGGTGATAACACACTATGGGTTGGATTTAGTTCTTCGTTGTTTATGAGAAAGAGTAACGAAGTATATACCAAACGACATACACGAGATACTAATAAAAAAAATATTCTTTGGCGCTGGCCTACTGAAGACGAAGATATTAGAAAAATGACTGATTATATTCGATATACCAAAGGTGTAAAAACTGTATACGGCGGCAGTATGTCATATCATCGAGCCGAAGAAGTTAAAAATGAAATAGATTATTATGTAGTTGGAATGGGCGAACATACTGCATTAAATATTACTAATCACTTAAAAAATGGTACAGATCTTAACTATAATGCCAATCTCGGAACTACTCCCTATATATTTGATTATGATCAAAAAGGAGCGTTATTTGATTTTAGAAATACAAAAGTAAACTATATTCCAGAGGACTTTTGGAGTGCGGAAGAAGCTATGGGTATCGAATTTGGCCGTGGATGCATTTTTAAATGTAAGTTTTGTGCTTATCCATTGATAGGAAAGAAAAAAGGCGATCAATCTTTTTTAAGAGATAAAGAATGTATCAAACACGAATTAAAACAAAACTATGAGTTATATGGCACTACAAAGTATATAATTATCGATGATACATTTAATGAGCAGACTGTTAAGCTACAAGCTATTGCAGATGCCATAGAAGAAATTAATCTACCAGAACAACTACAGTTTTCGGCATTTATACGTATTGATCTTGTAGCAAAATGGCCAGAGCAACTAGAACTACTTAAAAAAATCAATGTGTGTTCTTGGTTTCTCGGTGTTGAATCGTTGAATTATGAGTCAGCCAAGACAATCGGAAAGGGTTGTCCTAGCGCAACAATTTTTGAAACAATCAGAAAATCTCGAGAAGTATTTGATGGATCGTTAAGTGTTTACGGTAGCTTTATTGCTGGGTTGCCTTATGATAGTAAAGAAACAATGGATGTTTGGACTAAGGATGTTATTAAAAACAAAGATCTGTTTGATGCTTTTTCTTTTAGCCCATTAGAGCTCGGCACAGCATCTGAGCTTTCAAAAAATCCAGAAAAGTTTGGCTATACAGTATATACTGATGATGAAAAGCAAAACAAATGGCGTACTAAAGATTGGGATAGTGACGAGGCTGTTGAATACGTAAAAGTACTTACAAAAGATTTTATCGATGATATTAAAGTTTCTACCTTCTTTTTAATGTTTTATCAGTGTCTTGGATATTCATTCGAAGAACTTAGAAAAATGACATTTACTGAATTATTTACAAGTGCCGAGCCTCGTCGTAAAGCACGGCATTTTTTAGAAAAATCTTATTATTCAAAAGTTGAAAACCTTTTAGAAATAAAGAAGCCCGAACCTAATATAAGATATATGAAAAACTTATCGGTTAACCAAGATTTAAAATCTAAATTAAGAAAAGAGTTTTATGAAAACAAGTCACTTGCTAAAGTATTTACTGCTTCCAACGAGCACGAAACAAAAAGCATTGATCATCTTCGTGTGATTAGACAAGACGATATGTCTAATTGTAACGTAGCAAATAGTATAGCAAATCATGTTAGTTCTATTATTGGTTGCAAAGCTGTTCCTAGGTATTATATACAAGACGGAGATAGTTACCTATCTCCTCATCGTGATCATGGAACAATAACTGCTTTAAATATAATACTAGATGGCGACGGTCCTATAACATGGAATAGTCCTATATCCTGGAACGAAGATATCGATGTCTATTATGAAGGTGCTTTGCTTAATGTACAAGAAGAGCACAGTGTACAAACATATAATGAAAGAGTACTTTTTAAACTAGCAATTTTTGATAAAAGTTATGACGAAGTATTAGAAGCAATCAACGGCAAAGAAGGAGATTTATTTGGCATTGATTCATTATGATACAATAAACTTACCGATAGTCGAAGGTCTGTTAGAAGAATTAGACAACTTAAATTTAGAATGGTTCAAACCTTCTAATCCACACAGCGCTCAACAGATATGTTTAAATGCCGCACCAGGCTATACAGATGATTATAGCTTTGGGGCTGGTTACTTTGCAGATAAAGGCAAGTCTGATTTCTTTATTAGACTTACACCAGAAGGAGATGTTAGAATACCAATGTCTCCAAAGTCAGTATACGACTGGGAGCTGTGTGATGTTTTTAAAGGCACATTGTTTAATCACGCCTATTGTGTATTAGAAACAAAATACACTGTCGGTAGAGTGCGTCTATTAAAATCAAAACCGTATACTTGTATGAATTGGCATATAGATCCAATTCCTCGTATACATTATCCAATACAAACCAACGAGGCTTGTCTTATGATTATCGAAGATGAAGTATACCATTTACCAAAAGATCAATGGACATTTGCTCATACAGATAAAGGAAATCATACTGCGTTAAATGCTAGTAATATTGATCGTATTCATTTAGTAGCAGATATATTACCATGATATTTAAAAAACTTAATGTGTTTAATATATTTGATCAGTTTGTAACTGATTACAAAAATAAAAAAATATTAGACTTTGGAGGAAACCGAGGTAATCTAATTAGTTATAGCAACGGCAAAATCCATGAAAAAAACTATACTTGTATGGACGTAAGTAAGGATTCATTGAATGCTCTTTTAAATGAACACCCGGCTGCAAATGTAGTTTATTGGAACAGATACCATTCTATATATAATCCTGCTGGTAGTAAAACAGAAACATTTCCAAATATTGGAATATTTGATATTTCGTTTGCTAACAGTGTATTTACTCATCATAACTTAGAAGAACTACTTTATTGTGTAGAAAACCTATGTACCATATCTACATATGTATATTTTACATATATCGATCCATCTAATCAAAAAATATTTGATATACTTCATAATACGCACAGAACAATAGATGTTTCAGAAAAACAAATGAAAAAAATACGCAGCAATAAAGTTTCGTATATTACAAATAACGATAACATGCTATGGTCTGTATTTGATACGGTCGAACTTAAAAAGTCTATAAAAAAATATTCTAGATTTCAGTTATCTATAGAAGATGGACTAACAGACGGATTTAACTGGATGAAAATTACAGTGTTAGATAGAAATATTATTGTACCATCTTTAATAGGATATTAAAATGATTTTTACAAAAGATGATTTTCCAGATGGACCACCTAAGCAAGTTATATTAATGTTATCAGGCGGATTAGATTCTGCAATATTATTTTATTTAATTTGCAAACACTTTCCAAAAACTTATATTGTTCCGTTTTCAGGTGATGATGCATGTAATCCTGCAGACATACTTTGTGCTTATGATATTTTAAAATTTATGCGTAAAAGATTTCCTGATGCTAACATAGGAAAGCACGAAACATATAGATTTGACACTAATGATACTTTTTGGTTTAAAAAAGCTAAGGATCAATTTGATAACTTTACTTTTTCGTCAATAGAAGGATTATCAAAATATTTTCAGCTAATGGCGGCTCTTAAGAAAGTTAGAGAACAAAATAATATATTAACATTTGTTAATGCAGTAACAGCTAACCCACCAAATGAAGAAATGAACCTGCACGGGTTAGAAAACGGCGCAGATCAATATAGAAATGTTTGTATTGAGCCAAGACTATCCAAAACTATATATGGAAATGTTCTGTATAAACCGTGGATAAACACAAACAAGCGCGACATAGCAAAGATTTATAAACAAGAAAACTTAATGGAATCATTATATAAGTTAACAAAATCGTGCGTAGATCCTACTGCTACTTATGAAAAAAGGGAATGTGGATTATGTTGGTGGTGTCGAGAAAAAAAATGGGGATTTGAATAATAATCAAATCTATTTAATATGTTACACAAAAAATATAAATAATGATATATTGTAACATAAGGAGAACGATATGACTACATTAACTGCACACTGCGAAAAGGCTGACACTGGATATTTTGGACATCTTAAAATTGGATCACACATGGTATTTTGGTCATTGGCAGTATTTATAACAAGTACAATACATGCTATCTTTCCATTTGTGCTTGAAGCATCATCTATGAATGCAGCAAAGAAATTGGCAAGTTTAGTAGACACAACATTTGAGCATCATAAATGAGCCTTTTTAAAAATAGCATTATAAATTTTGAGCATCTTAAAGACGTAAGGTCTGGATATTTTTTGCATATGTGGTATGCTATTAAGTTGTCATCACACTCATTACTAATTCCATTAACTGGTTTTATACATGCATTCTTTCCATTCATTTTCCCAGCGTTGCCGCATAAATTTGCATTACGTCAAGTGTCAATGGCTGAAGAGTTGTTCAAGGAATTACAAGCAGTGATTGAAGCTGAAAAAGAAGCTAAGAAATAACCAATTTATGGGATAGAAACGGTGTCAACCTCTATCCCACTTTTGGATATAGTTTATTTGTATACCGCTAGTACGCAAGCCAGATTTTATTTTACTTTTACGCTTTGGAAATACTGTTTGAGTAAACTGTGTTGCATCTTGGTATATAACCTTTGGTGCTTCGTCAGTTTCTATACTAGGATAGTCAGTCCAGTTAGCCTCGGTTGCAGTTGTTGATTCAGATCCATAATAAAAGTTATCAGTTGTTTGTCCTGGCATGTTTGAAAGATATGTTTTAATATCTGCATATGTCCAGTTTCTATTAAACTGCACTAAGGTAGAAATAAATCCAGCTGCACATGGACACGCTGCACTTGTACCACTAAATCCTGTATCCTCGGGTACTCCTGAACCACTACCGCTGTTGGCAGTAAATCCAGAATATACAGCAGGGTACCTGCCTTCTGGAGTATAGCTTTTATTTGCTGATAATATTCCATCTGCAGGGGCATACAAGTCTATACCATTGCCTCTGTCGCTATATCCAACTTTGCGTTCTTTTGCACCAACAGCATGATCATCATCCAATGCACCAATGTTGATTGTTTTATATGTAACTTCACCATTGCTAATAAGCGGTCCGTTGTTGTATTCAGGGTCCTGCGTACTTCCGTTACTTACAACATATCCTGATACACCTGCCAGACTTGGATCGTCTTGTGCTGGTGTGTTTCCATCTTGGAATATGCTTCTAATAGTAGCAAGTGATGGTTTGCTAATAACTGGAGCAATGTATGTGTTGTGTAGTGCGTATCCTAGCGGATTGTTTGCTAGAATGCCTGCTTGAGTACGCATTAAATCACTCCATTCAGGAGCAAGACTTCCGCCATCCCATAATTCTGTGTATTCAAACATTGCAAAGTTCAGTAGGAACAAATATTCTTTTGCGGCTACTTCAAATGCATCCCCATCAGTCTTCCAAGTGTCTCCGCCGTATCCCGAACTATCCCACATGCCTGCATCGTATGCTTCTTCCATAGCCGCATACAGTGGACCACTTGCCCAGTCTGCACTAATATAAGAATACAACTTTAATGACACAGCATCTAAGCCATGCATATGAAGTGTATGGAATACGTGTTCAATAACTTCTTGTGCATCGTTGTCACCGTCTCCGTAACCATCGCCGGTTGAATTCAAATACCAAACCATATCGTTTGCTACATGGCTATCAAATAGTGGTGATAGATTCCAAAAAGTAATACCATCATCTGTTAAGAAGTTTGTGCTATAGTCTCCACCGGCGCCTCTTGCTACTCGTTGTAGTGTTGGTCCTTGGGCTGCATGATAAGTTCCTGCGTCACCACTGAGTGTTTTAATAACAGTTCTTTGTGCAGCTTCATTAATACCTGCGGCATTTTTGTCTAAGAAAAGTTCAAACATACGTCCAACTTTTTCTAACCATGCATCTGGCACTGCTACCTGCCCGCCAACGCTACCGGCTCCTACAATACGTACACCATTAACTGTAAGTTCACGCTTAAAGAAATCGCTACCGAGACCGTCACTTAAATCATGTTTGCCACCTTGTTGCGGAAATCCACGTCTATTGGTTGTACCAGTGGTTTCTACGCTAAATTCAAAATAACTGCTTTCTTCGATAGTGTCATCGCTGTTGGCACTGATATAGTTGTCAAAATCAGGATGCCCCCAGTTGGTTTGTTTTTGGTTACTGTTGCCAGCAGCACACACAAATATTACTCCGCTGTCGATAAGTTCGTCTAATGCAGTTGTAAGTGAGTTGGTTTTCATTTCACTTTTCCAGCGACCGCCATCTCCTTGTGATCCCATATGTGAGATAAATGTAGGTTCTGCACCTGTTCCTGCATATGTTACAGGAGCATCTTCTCTAAAATGATACCATCCTGGGTTTGAACCTTTGCTTGCACGATATCCCCAACTGTTTGAACTTACAGTAGGGTCTTGTGTGCCGTATGCAGGATTTACTGGTTTTGTATTGTGGAATATTTTTTGTAAATCAAAGCCTGGTTCGATGTCAGTACTATTAGTGCCATATAAGTTAAGTGCCCATTTGTTAGCGTTGTATGCCCAGCCCTGTGTTCTACCGTATGTAAGCGCCATACAGGGCGTACAGTGCTGTCCTACAGTGCTTGGTATTGTATTTGTGCCGTTGCAATATGCTCTTGTGTATCCGCTTGTAATAAACGATACGATACCTGCACTAGGAAACTTTGCATTGAATACACTACTTCTATTGCCTGTGCTTGTCCACCAACCTCTTGCAAAACTTTCTACAGGTACAATAGTACCATCCCAACGTGTTATAAGTCTATTATCTGGATCTGCATTAAAATAATCTGGATCTAAATAATAAGGTGCATCTAAACATAAATCTAGTACATCGCAACTTCCGTTACCTGGTAGTAGATTACCACCTATGTATCCATTTGGTTTTTCGCCTTCTGTGTCCCTATTGAACTCAGGGTGACCGATCCATCCAGCGCCATCATCAGCTACAATGACATCAACATGCTTGCCGTCTCCCCATTGAGGTATTTTACTTGTTTTTACAACGTTATCTGCGTCACCGCCTTCTATCCAAGGATCGACTAGTGTGCTACCTCTTAATGTTCCCCAGTTGGTTCTATTGATATCTGTTGAATCAGGTGTGCCGGGCAATGTGTTTGAAGTTTCCATTTCTTTGTAAACTTTAACTGTATTTTTGTATCTATTAAAGTTTTTTGGAGCACTTGCATAAAGTTCGTCCGGCGGCGCCTTATATGTTTCAGGATATTTCGAGTAATCGATATTGATAAACTTTATACGTGGATCTGCTTTTAGTGCAGTTGCTTCTGCATCTGTTAAGGAAAAACTTCCTCTTGTAAGACTATGTTCTTTTTCATCTGTGCATGTGCATACTCTATCTGGAATAGTTGCAATCCCATTAGTTGCTTCGCAAAGTTGATTGTGTATTTCGATATATTGTTCTGCTGTATTCGTTCCTAACGAATAATATTGTTCACTCATATTTCTAGCCCTTAGATTAAGTTAGCCCAAGCACCATTCTCATATCCTTGGAATTTGTTGTCAGTTGTATTATAAATCATATCGCCATTTTCGGCAGCTAGTGCATCACGTTCTACAGTAGTAAAACTTGCTAGTTTAAACGGACTACTCGATACCTCAACTCTTGTTCCTGCTGCAAGAATAATATCAGTGTCACTTGATATCTCTGGTGTTCCGCTGGCATTGGTAATAATATTTTCAACTTCGATTGTATCTGCAATAATCTTGTTTGTAACTATAAGATTGTTTTCTATAGTAACATCGCTGTTCATAACAACAGCAGGAATAAATGTGATTGCACTTGAGTCTGCGCTATCTATTGTTCCTGAAATAACTGCGTTAGTTGTTTCGATAGGACCGATAATCTTTCCAGCCGCTCCGTCTATCATAGTACTACTATCGTCAGCAAACACACTACCTTTTATATCAAATGCAGATCCTGCTTGTATAGCATCTGTAATGCCGTATCCTGCTAGTGTTGTTGGAGTTACACCTAAATCAGTAAAATCTACTACTGTATTGGTAATAGTTATATTACCTTCTGCATCACTTGTTGTAGTAATATTAGTTCCGCCTAGTATGCCAATAGTTTCTTGACCGTTAACAACTCTTAATGTACTATCGTCTGCTGTGATATTCCAGTGTGAATAGTTGTCAGTACTGCCGCCGCCACCACTAGATACTTCACGCATGTTTAACCAGTTGCCAGCTTCAAATATTTGATATCTACTGGTTGTAGTGTTATAGATCATCATACCTTCGGCACCTGTGAGTGCGTCACGTTCTTCCGTTGTAAATGATCCTGTTTGTATAAAGCCTGATGCTTTAGCATTACCGACTACATCTAATGATTCAGTTGGAGTAATTGTACCAATACCAAACTTTTTTTCCTTAAATGCAAAATAGTCAGTAGGATCTACAAAAGAACCAGTTGATGATGATGAAAATAACAAGGCATTTTCTCTACCTACGATTATCCCTGTTTCCAATAATCCATTGGAATCATTTCTCGAAAATCGTATCATACCGTAGTTTATTGCAGTATCTCCAGTTAAATCTAATTCACTTTCTCTTTGAAGTTGTAAAGCGCCGAGGTTGTTAACTGAGTTTACTACAATTCTAGATGACACAGCGTTATTATCATTTCCAAAATTGTAGTCGTTAGATGTACTTTTATATCTTTCTACATTTATGCTACTATTAACACCGTCTACTAGTAATGTGCTATCGTCGCCGAACACACTACCAGTCATATCACCATCAAATGTACCTGTTACAGTTCCAACAACATTACCTGTTACATTACCTGTTACATCACCTATGAAACTATTAGCGGTTATTATGCCAGTACCTGCACCGCTTGCCGTAATATCTCCTGATATATTAATATCACCATCACCGACAATTTCTTGTCCAGTAATACTTAAATCAACATCAATACTAATGTTTGCGTCACCGAGTGTTAACACCGATGCTGTAGCATTATCGGTAATACCAGTTAAACTTCCGCCACTACCACCTTGTAGTACACCTCCGGGTGTAATTCCATCGCCAACGTATAGTTTTTTAGTATCAGTAACATATATTATTTCGCCCTCTGCCGGCGTAATACTTGTCCTGTTTGCTTCTGTTCCGCGTCTTAGCTTTAAAGCCATGTTAAAGTCTCCTAGGTACTGTTTTATATATTTATCATATCTGTACAGAAACTATTTCTTAAGAAATACAAAAAACTAAATGTACACGAGCATATTTACTTGCATTTATTGCAGTATGTTGCAATCTGGTATTTACAAGATATGTATTGCCAAATGGAAGTCTTACAACTTGATCGTTAATGATCATCATACAGTTTTCGTTTGTATAGATCGGAATATGTATTCTTGGAGATTGATCTGTGTGATAAGTTAAACAAGTCTTATGTTCCATTAGCATAAACCTGCCTCTTGTAATATTGTATTGTTGATTAATTTTTTCTACAACAGTTTTAAAATAGGTGTTTTTATAGATATTGCATAACTCTGTAAAGTCTTCTTGTTTGTATATTTTTTTTCTTAATGGCAGTTTTCCATTAGGATTTTTATCATATTCTACCCAGTCATAAAAAAGACTGCCACAACTTTCATACAATTGTATGTCTGATGGACAGCCTTTTCTACATTGTAAAGCAACTTGTTTCAAGTTACTTTGGAGTAAATGGTCTATATTTAAACTGTTATACGTATCGATAATTTTGTTATAATCGATATCTAAATCAATTTTAGTTATCATTTGTTTACTTTAAGAAACCGTGTTGTTCTTTTTTGAATGTCTTTTTTTAAACGTTCAGTATCTAATCTAAAATCAACCTTATCGATTGTTTCATCATATTCTTTAAAAAACTCTTCTAGTATAGAATCAACATCGTCGGTAGATTGTTTGGTTTTTTTGATATCAATTTCCCATTCTTTCCCATCAATAAACCCAACAATGACAGTATTGATATATTCTAATGGAATATAATCCATATCAATATCATTTAGTATTTCTTCCCAATACTCGTCTTTGTTTTTATCCGTCACTGGTTTCAGTTTTCTTTTCTGTCACCTTTGCTTTCTTCTTGATGGTTGGTACTAATTCTTCAGCTTGTGCTCGGAGTGCTTTTGCTTCTTTATACAAAGCATCTGCTTGTGATCTGTATTGCGCCGCAAGTGCGTTATCATCAAGTACACCGTCTGTAGAGACTGTAGTTTCGTTAGTATAAACTGCGGTAGGATCAACAGCTGGCTCTGATTGATTACTTGGCTGTGGAGCAGTTTGACCACCTGGGCCTTTAAGTGCCAAGTCGTTTACTGTAACACCTTTTTGTTCCGCAATAGTACTGTTTAGTACATTAAGAGCAATGTTGGTGTTACCATTTGGCGTCATTTCAATAGCTTGGGTTGGAACTTTTCTCAACTTGCCTGTTTGTTGAAATCCTGCCAACATATTACGTCCATCTGGCAAATATGCACGAGCCATTGCTTCTGCAAACTCGTATGCTTCTTGACCGGCAGCAGATTCAACAACTCTAATCAAACTGTCATGTTCGTCTGCACTAAGATTTTCTGTTTGTACAACCAAGCAGTTATCAGGATCGCCTGGAATAACTCGATATGCTACAACTACTTTACGTCTATTGGCAGCAACTCTGCCTACATGTTTAAGCGCCATCTTCATTCTCCTGTGGAGTTTCTGTCATTGCTGCTTCAGCACCTTCTTTTGCTGCTTTGGCTTGTGCTTCTACTTCTTTTAAGAAAGCATCTAGTTTATTATATAACGCACCTACATTAGCCAACTCATTAGCCTTAAATGTACCACGTTCTGTTGCAAGTTCGATAACAGCTCTTGCTAATGCTAAATCTTGAATATTTAATTCATTTGCTTGTGTATTTTCGGTCATATTTTACTCCTTGTATAATTTATTTATAACCAGTGTTTTAGTTGTACTTCAAATGTGGACAAGCCAGCATAAAGAAGCTAAGTTCTTTTGAACTTTCAAATCCAATATAATGTTGCTGTACAAGATTGTTTACTTCATCTAACTGAATAGAGTTACCAAAAAAGTATCTTCCGGATAGATTTTCAGTAATCCAGTCACATATTACTTGATCCAAGTTATATCTACGTGGAATACTTATTGTAGTAAAATGAGGAGGGCAAAAATCTACCCTCCTTATATCTAATACATCGAGAGGATTAGGGTCTTTTAGTTTCAAGCCGCCTCCTCATAATGTGCTGTAACACCAAACGGCGCTTGTAAGTTTTTATCATGGTGTGAGTGAATAACAAATACTGTCTCACAATAATCTTCATCACCCCAGCTATCCCAAGCATATCCATCTGTGAACATAATAAACTTCTTAGGCTGGATGTCATTGTCTTTCATGTAAGTCCAGTTCACCATAAAGTCAGTGCCGCCGCCACCTAAGATTTCATAGTCGTATAGGCTTTCACCATTGTCTGCACTAAAGTCTTGCTCGTTATAAACTTTAGTATCAAAACACCATAACTTGATCTTATAGTCTTTGAACTCATCCATAATGCCTTGTATTTCACCTAAGAAGTCAGCTGCCTGACTATTACCAATACTACCCGACATGTCAATGCAGATACACAGGTCAATAGTATCTTGGAAATCCATACCTGGAAGTATTGCACCAGTGTGCCAACCTTTGCGTGAAGGGCGGCTAAATGTAAAGTCGCTTTTGATAGTACTTTGGATTTGCTGACGAATAAGCTCACGCCAGTTCATCTTAGGCTCTGTAAGATCTTTGATCATACGTCGAACACCTGCAGGAACATTACCCGCACCTGCCGTCTGTGCAGCATTAATCATTGCTTCTTTTACTTCGTCGCGAATTTGATCTAGTTCTGCTTTGCTATAACGCGGACGCCCTTTGCCGTCACCGTTGCCTTCTTCGTCACCATCGCCTGTGCCGTCACCTTCTAGATCCAAATGTTCGTCTAACATTTCGCCAAGTTGCTTGAGTGCTTCTTCACCGTTCTTTTTAGCTTCTTCGAACAGCTCGTCATAGACTTCTTCACTAGTCCAACCTTCATATTTAAAGTCTTGATAACAATCTACGATACTAGGCTTGACACCAATACGATCACGTACAAGTAGATTGTTTACAATGTAGTCTGCGGCAATGTTATACAACATAGGATTACGGTCATCACGCCGTCCTAAGTGATCAAATACGCAATGCAAAATCTCATGTGCAATAACAAACTCAATTTCTTTGTTATTCATAGCATTAAAGAATTGCGTATTAAAGTATAAGTTTCTGCCATCTACAGCGGCAGTACCTAGCCATTCATCTGCTGCCTGAATACGTAAACGTGTAGCCATGTTACCAAAGAACGGATGATGTAGTAGCAACCCTATTCGTGCAACAATAATGCGGTCAAGTACTTCTACACGCATTGCTTCTAGTTCGTTTGGAGTAATATCTGGATTTGGCGTCCAGTTTTTTAGTTTACTTGCTGTATCTTTAGTAGCCATGTCCTCACCTCATATAAGTGTTATATATTTAATATAACATATTTACTATTAATGTCAACCTTTAAATAGAATAATGGGCAGCCGAAACTGCCCATTATGTACCAACTTAAACCTGTTGCGCTGCCTTAATATACTTACCATAGCGATCGTGGAACTCATCAAAGCATTCCACTTCGTCTGGATCGATAGGAAGTGCATATTGGGTAATAGCAAGTTTGACACCCATAACAACCAATTCAACATCAAAATTGTCCATTGCAAAGCGCAGGAAGTTATTTACTTTGTCATCGAACTTCTTGTCATTTTTATCACATGCTTCTTTCAGTTCGTAGCAGAGTGAAACTGTTAAGGAATACATAGCACTGATTTCTTTAGTTTTTAGCTCTTTTACTTTACCTGCTAGAATATCTGTTGGGTTTGGCATACTTGAGGCAACCTTACGGTGTGCCATAAACTTGACAGCAAGACCTTCACCTACTGTACCTGCAACCAAGTCAGTAGTTGTATTATCGTCAATTTCGTCTGCGATTAGTTCACTAACAAAAGACCAACTACGTGGCGTTGCAAACGAACGGCTTGCTGACTTTGGATCAAAATCATACAAGTCTTTTTTTGCAAACGTCAAGTAACCTACAACGTCTTTGTGGATATTATTGTTAACACTCCACTCAAACCAGTCATCGAAGTTGACAGCAAGTTCCAAGTGTACAAAGCGGTTAGCCAACGGCGCAGGCATACGATATGTAACACCTTTATCGCTTTCGCGATTGCCGGCTGCAACAATAATAACATTGTCAGGTAGTTTATAAGTACCTACACGACGGTTAAGGATTAGCTGGTATGCTGCCGCTTGCACAGCAGGTGCCGCTGAGTTCATTTCATCTAAGAAAAGTACAATATTGTCGTATTGTGCTGCCATTTCTTGATCTGGCAGTTCACTTGGAGCACCCCATGCCATTTTAACATTATTACTGTCAAAGTATGGAATACCCTTAATGTCAGTTGGATCCCAAAGACTCAACCGAATATCAATAAGATGCGAGTTAGAAAAACTTGCAGTAATCTGTTCTACAATATCGGATTTACCAATACCTGGAGGTCCCCAAAGAAAAACAGGACGCTTCTTTTGCATTGCATGACGAAGAGCGTTTTTTGCTTTATTTGGAGAAACGGTGCGAATTACGTCTGACATTTTATATTCCTTTTAGATTTGTGTTCAGTGCCTATACAGTACAATAGCATTAACTGCTATTAGTGTCAACCTTTAAAGTAAAGTTTTTTGATATTTTTTTATTTTATTATAAAAGAAAAAGGGAGTAGCGGCAACTACTCCCTTCTCCTTGACCGATCCAATATAGATTAGTCTGCTCTGCTGCCTGCGGAAATCTCATCTTGATTCTGTCTATTCATTGCTTTAGTCAATCCATACTTGCGTAAATCACCACTAAACAGCCCAAGCTCGATTGCTTTACGTTCATCTGTAACCGTTATACTTCGATTTGTAAGATAATATGGACAAGTTATAAACTTATCAAGGTGTATTATAATCTGTGTGGTTAGAGGAATGTCTCTTGGATAAGGTATATCATATGTAGTAATGCCAATTTGATTGATGACATCAAACCCTTCTTCTGTGAGTCTTAGACCACCATTGCCTTTGGTACGTGTATTCTGCCACCACAATGGCATGTATTCTTTTACGTTAATATCATTATAACTTTTATTAAGTTCTTTTAAAAAAAGTTTAGTATAGGTAACTTTGTCAGTCAAACAACTTCTCACCTTCAGATAACATATATACCGAAAAGTCATTGCAGTTAAACATATTGTTTAGTTTTTTAGCTAGATTATGTGCATGTCCAGGATTTGAAAAACTAGTTTTCTTATATTTAGGACCTGGATAGTTGGTCAATGCATTTGAACTTTTCAAATTAAATGGTTTATCTTGATAGAACACTGCCCAAATAGCTTCTGCATCTAAAATTTGTTCACATTTGTAGGTGACTTTATTTGTATACTCAAGTCTAATAACTGGTTTTGGTCTACTCATAATGCGTGTCCTTTATTAACTACGCATATATTTATCTTTTTACCAAGCCCCAGAGTCCATATTTACTTCAATGATTTGATCTTCATTGAGCTTTTCAAGTTTACTATCGATGATTTTTTCTAAATCTCCATGTAACCTTGCCATAACTTCGCCTAATGTAAGTGCTAATATTTTTGCTTGATTTATATCAAGTCTTATTTCTCTTGCTTTACTTTGTTCAGCAGCTTTCACCATTTGGATCAGCTGCTGTATTGGCATTGTATTAATAGGATCTGTTGACATTGCTTAGTGCTGCTTTCATTTCTAACTCAGTCTTGTATGGACCTAAATATTCATTACGTTCAATAGTAATTAGCTTTGGACAGTAACTTTTAAGCCAGTTAACATTAAACTTAACAAGATAATATCCAGCACAATATACACTTTTAGACTTTTTACTTTTAGTAAACAATGGCAGTTTATGTTTAATATCGTACATGCTGTTGTAAGGAGTTGTACGGGTTGGATATCCGTGTACTTCTCTGTTTGAATGTTTAGTTTCATTTTTAATATTTGCAACTAAAAAGTTTTTTCCAAATGTCTTTTTTAACTGATTTTCACTTCGATAAAACTTAACAGAACCTTTTTGACTAACAACAAATCCTTCATCGTTTTTTGAAAGAGTACCGACTCGTAATCCTTCTTCTTCAACGATCCAGAATTTATTTTCTAGTACTGGTTTAGCTTTCATAGTCATTGTGGATATCTCGCTTGTAATGGATCTGCATAACTCGCTGCTTGGTCTGCAATACGTTGCATATCCCATTTAGCACAAAACTTCATAAGACGCATGCCAACTTGTGTAATGTCTTTAGGTTTAACTTCTGCAACAGTGTTATCTATTTCTTGTCTGATATGTTCGGGCTGCGCAGTTAAATCACACAATGTAACATTGCGTGTATAATCATCTAGTACACGATGTTCTACGCCTTCATGATCAGTCCAGCGTTGCAACATCATATTATTCCAACTAAAGCCTTTTGTAGTTTTGTCAGCAAATGCTTCTAGGAGTCCAACTTTGTTTTTTGTGCCTTTTTTTCTAACACCTGGATAGGCGCTAAACACATTGTCACTAGTGTCGCCACGCATACATTTTTCAAACAACATGAATTCAGGTTCTGGAGCAGGCTTTGGCTCCTTTGTCTTCTTATCCAAGACGGGCTTGCCTTTGTCATCAAAGTATCCTTCAACTGTAATAGTAGTATTACTTACCCCATTGTACTGTCTAACATTAGGAGCAATAAGTTGTGCAAAGTCACCGTCTGTGCTGATAATAACATGATTGTCATTAGGATGTGCCTGCACCCAGCCTGCAATCAAGTCATCTGCTTCTAGTACAGGATTTTGCATTACAGTACAGTTAGTTTTATTGCCAATAAAGTCTTTAAACTCATCAAAGATCTCCCAAAACAATGTATCTTCTTCTTGCTGTTGTACAGTCATTGCATCGCGATGTTCTTTACGATTACGCTTGTAAGGCTCGTAGTAATCCTTGCGCCAACTACGGCCTTCTAAGCAGAACACAACATGATCTGCATTAAAGTCCAACCATGCTTTCTTTACACTATTAAGTGTAATATGTAGTGCCATGCCGAGTTTAGTATCAAGATCACCACGTACTACATGTCTTGCACGAAAGAATGTGTTTGCTGTATCTACTAAGATATAAGTGCTCATTTAGATGCCTCTGTTATTTGTTTAATGTTATTACTGATTGTAGCATTAAAATCATCGTTTGTCAAGTTATAATGTATTTCATGATACTTCACTGCGTCCTTTGTCAATAGGTACAACATTAATGTAACCAGCACCTCGATCTGTGTCCATGCCTTCTTCTGCTAACATGTTATACACAATATCACGGAACCAACGATCTACAATTTCTTCTTGTGGATCATCATTAGTGCCGTA